GAGTGCGTCAACCGTCCCCGTCTTGTTGAAGATGGAGGCAACAAGGCCGTTGAAAGCCGACTCCGTGAGGGTGCCGGTAGCGTGGATGGAAGCAGCAGGGGTGCGATAGTCCGATGGGACATCAGCCGGACCTGCGCTGTCGAGCCAGTCGCCAAGACCACGCAGAGCGTAGGCCGTGGTGCTGCCGTCTTCCACTGCACGATCTTGAGTGCCAGCAACGGTGGCCTCGATATCGCGCTTCATCTCGCGGATGGCTTTCGCCTCTGCTTCAGCAATTTTAGCTGGGCCAACAGACTCAACAGCGTCCTGAAGTTGGGACACCATGTAGTTCTTTTGGAACAACTGGATGTAATTGCCGAGACGGGCGCGGCCAGAGAATTTGTCCACGAAGGACGAAATGTCCTGACCCTCGCGCACACCAGCAATAACTGGAGCAGCAAGAGAGTCAACGGTCCACTCATTGTAGGTGGCGGTGGCTTTGCTCTTTTTGGCAAGAGAAGTAATTGGCGTCTCCTCGGGGGCGAGGATCGTCAGAACGTCCGTGAGGTCTTCGCGGTTAGAAACGGCGGAGCCGGGATTGGTGGTCGAATAGGTATTTGAAAAGGCCATGAATTTTAAGTTTTAGAATGTTGAAGAGCACGAAGTTTTGCGAAGTCCTTGTAACTAGACGATTTTCCAAATCGTTCACTAAGGTCTTTCAAAGCCTTGCTCTGACGAGCTTCAGGCTTCAGGGAGTCGGCGGACTGGTTAATAATTGGGCTATTCGGGGACAGTTTAACGGATGGTTTAGTATCCACTGACCGCCGAGCATACAAACTATTAGCCGCATGAGCCAAGAGATACGGGATTTGTGGAGCCAAATCAGGCAGGGATTTCTCCAAGCCCTTTAGACGCTCATCACTCATCATTGCCTCGTATTGCTTACGGATGTCGTTGTCCTCGCCTTGCATCCAAGGTAGTTCCGCTTTGGAACGATCAACTAGGACTTGGCGCAAGACTGTGCGATCTTGGGCCAGTTTAATTTCCTTATGTTGTGCTGGCAAGTAGGTGTCCCGCGCTTTGCGAGCTTTCCTTGCAGCATCCTTGACATCGCGTTTCGTGTATTCCTTGCCATTGACGTTAGCTACAACGTCATCACCAGCAAGGTCTTCACTCTTATCAAGAAGGTCTTCGGCCCAATCAATCACCTCGTTTACCTCTGTGAACTTTGTTTGTAATTCTTCAGGGGTGGCAACGGTGGCGTATGGGTTGTTTTCCACTTTAGCTTCTAGTGGACCTTCTTCGCGACGAGCGATTTCAGCTTGGAGTTGTGCCAACTGCTCTTCAGCAATACGTCGCTTGGCGGTGAGTTCACCGAACCTTGCGACAGCTTTGCTGCCGAGTTTTGACGCAAGCTCTTTAAGCTCCGCTTCACTCATGTTTTCCATCTCAACGTCCTTAGAAAGAACTTTTGCTTCCTCTTGAGCGTTCGACTCCGCAACCTCCTGCTCAGGCTCTTTTGGCTGTTCAGTGGGTTCCGTAGCTTCTGGCTCAGGAATTGGCTTCTCCGCAATGGGTGGTGGCGAGGGCGGATTTTGCGCCTTTGCTGCCTCCATTTTGGCTTTATATCTCTGAGCAACAAAGTTGCTCGGTGATATGTTGGACATCACTGGTTTTTGGGCGGCTCCAGCGTTAGCCGTTTGGACTTCATTAGGCATTGTTGTTTCTTAGCCTTTACGCCGCTAAGGGTTGCGAGCCCCCATTCTAGCACCACGCAGAAATTCTACTGTCTCTTTACTCGTTTAGCCGACAACACCAAGTAGTTACAGGTAGAAAGAATCTCATCCAAAGCTTGGATGCGCCCACTAATTTCACGGATGCGTCCCTCGTTGGCGCGGTGAAGCTGGGCAATGGCGGCTTCGCGCCCTGCGGCTACATAGTCTAGGAAGTCTAAGAACTGTTCCTTCTCGGAAAGGTAGTCGAGTTGCTGTTGTAGAGGATGGCGGGAGGTTCCGAATAACTTCATAGAGTTTGCATACCCTGAGTGGTCATCTCTCCCATTTGGGCGGGAGCGGTGCCTAGTTTACCAATTTGAGCGTTCTGCATCTGCTGCAAGGCAAACTGATATTGGTTGGCATACTTCTCAAGTCTAGCCCTAAATGACTCGTCTTGCTGCAAGCGTTGTGCAACGTCTGGCTGTTGAGTGTATTGCTGGAGCACTTGCATTGCAATTTGCGCCCCATTAGGACGTGCGCCCACCTCAATGCCAGCGTAAATCTTGGACAAGTCTTCCGTTACCATTTTAACTACTTGCTCTTGTGCTTGCTCGGCTGGTTGCAGGATAGCGTCCGCCATCACTGGGTCAATGGCTGCGGCCATAGATTCCAAGAGAGCATCCGAATTAATGCGGCCATTCTTGTCCAACTGAAGCAAACTAACAAACTGTTGCATACGAGCTTCCTGCGTGTCTGGGTCGTTGTTCAGAATATCGAAGCTCACCGTAACATCGAAGTCCTCGTCTGGGTTGCCCTTGTTAAACTTCATGGGATCGGCCACTCCCGTTACGCGGAAGAACACTTCATCTGGGCCAAATCGCTGATAGCATTTAAACGCCATCTTTAGAACGTCCCGAGCGTGATTGAGGAACTTAGAGACAAAGAACTGCTGGCGGATAGACGTTAAAGGATTGTTGGGGTTGAGACCAACCAAGTCGTCTGCCGCAACAAGCATCGTTCTCTCCATCTCCACACTGCCGGGGTTGTATTGCGGCACGGGGCCAAACGAAAACTCTCCTGCCCTACGATAGGGAACATAGCGACCGGGACCCCAATCCGAAGGCGGATTGCCCACGGGGTGCATGATGGGTGGCAAGGTAGCCAAGCTGTTCCGGTCCGTCCTGCTGTCGCGCTCAGTCTTTACGCTGTCCTGATAGCCACGAAGTATTTCAGGGAACGTCTGGATGTCATACATCCGCTTAGAGTCGTTGCTGAGACGGGTAACAACGAATGGATAATCATTATATCCGTTCAGCAATTCAAATTTGGCGTAGGCTTGCACATCAGCTGCTCCCGTAAACTTGGGGTGCATGATGGTGCGGTAGATGCCTTCGCTGCCGTCCTCTGGGTCAATGAGCCGCTGGAACGCATAGACAATTTCAATGAGTTCGTCCGCCTCATACTGCTGGCGATATTTAGAAAGACCAGTGGAGCGCGTGCCATAGACGCTTTCCATGTTGTAGGTGTTCACCCCACGGAAGTGGGACACCACATACTCTGCCCAGTCCTCATCCCATCCATCAGACGTTACACAAGAAAGAACTTCTTGGACGGTGAGGAAGGTGCGATAGAATACAAACGGGGCGCGTTGTGGGTCCAAACAATAGGACGGGAAAAACACGTCTCCATCAGGTGCGCAGGCTTGGACGTAGGGCCGGTCAATGCTCAGGCGACTAATGGGAAGCTCGCTCACTCCCTTCTTTCGCAACTCCACCAAGGCTTTCTTGGCGCGGCTATCCACCACGTCGGGATACACCGTGCGAAGCATATCAATGACTTCCTTGTCGTTCTTGCCCTCAATGATGAGCTGGGCAAGTTCAGGGCTGGTGGCAGCAATTTGCTGCAAGTCGATTTTTTGTAGGAATTTTTTTTCTACCCTCTCCCATCCAACGTAGGTAATCATCAACCCACGCTCTAGGAGGTAGTTACCACCCAGCTCCATCTCCTCTCGGAAACGCGGGATGTAACTTGAAAGCATCCATTTGAGGAACGCACTCGTAACACGGGATCGTCCCGTGTCTCCATGCTCAACAGGATAGGCGCGGATGTTTGCCTTAGCTAGGGCCGAAGTAAAAATAGAAACGTAGGTGCTAATCTTTTCGTCAATGACACGAGCCTCCGTATCAGACGCACCCTCCCAAGGAAACGCATCACCACCATGTTTACGCAAGTCACTCGACTTCCCGGGCCAATAACATCGCCGCTGATCGGAGCTATTGACGCACTGATTGAAGTAGGTTCCTAGCTCCGTGGTTGTCCTATCGTATGCAGACTTTAAGGCAACGACGTTTGGACCATCACTATCTACAAATGTCAGGGCGTGTTGCTGTTGAGTTTCTTGCATAATTTTGCGTGGGATATTGCGCTCTTGATAATACCATGAACGTATTCCTGCGAACGCCCTATCTTGTCGGATAGCTCATCAGGGAAGAGTTCTGAGGAGTTCTGCTCCTTCCATCGCTTTATCTGTTCGTAGCGCAGAAGTCTATCGCTTTGCTCAAGCAACCACTTGCGGCTAACCGTAATATCAGGTGCTAAGGAATTCGTGTCGGTAGCTGGTGCCGTTTTCATCTGTAATGACTTCTACGTTAATTTGCTTGCCATCTAGTTTGTTGGTTAGACGGCGCGGAATGGCTACAATGGACTTACCTTCCACTCCCTCGACAGAAGCAAACACCCACTGTGGGTTGCGGGCCTGAGAAATAACATTGGCTTTCTTAAACCGAGGCTTCTCTGGCTCTACAGCATTGAGCGTTTCGACACTTTGGATTCTGGCTTTTACACTTTTAGCTTTCATCAATATCCTCCTTTAGAACGAGTTCTGGGTTGAGTTGTTTCATCTACAAAGCGAATGTTGTCAATACAGGCATAGCGTATGACATCTATCGGGTCTTTCCATGCTTCATCTGTTCCGCCGTCTCCTGTGTATTCCTGAAGGGCAGTTATGATGTTCTGGCAATTCTCCGACACATAGAAGTGCGGGCGGTTGAGGCTATCCATCTTGGCCTTACGATTGTATGCCATCTTGCTCTGGATGGCTTGGATGCCGTCCTCAATGTCCAAACCGGGCGCAGGAATGAATGTAAGCCCGTTGTCTGCTAGGTCTTCGATGATTGAACTTGCGCCGTTCTGCGACTGATACTTGGCTGCGCCAAGGCGAGGGTCAATGAGTCGTTCCGTAATAGTTTCCCCATTGTCGCTCTCGCAGCGAGTAATTAGTTCAACGTAGTCCCTAATGCCATAGCCAAGTCCTTTGTTTCCGTCTCCGCCAATCCATCGTCCTCCATGCCACTTGGCCCAGTCTCCCACGTTCACATCCGGCCACTCACGATAGACGTAGTAGGTTTCGCTTTCATCTACGGCTATCCAGCACATGAACCAGTTCTTGCGCCCAGCCGGGTCTAAGACCATGTAGCGTGTTACGTTATCACGCGGTATCTTATCATGTGGTATGACATTGACCTCCCGAGAAAACATAGGGAAGCGAGTGGACGCGCTCTTAGTTGGAACCCCGTAGGCTCGCGTTAGGATTTCTTCTTCACCACGGCCCTGTAAGTCCTGAGCAATACGATCATAACCGCCAAACGGATTGTCCTTTGAATGGAAATAAATGATTGCGCTATTGCCATTCGCAGCGTGTTGAACAAACGGCACTGGTCGGTCGTTAAGTAGCTCCGCCAGCTTTGTCTCGACAGTTCTTGCTTTCTCAAGGTAGTCTCTAACCACCTCCGTGTAACCGTCAATCGGAGTGAACGTAACAATGATTTTGGCATTACGGGTAGCCAATCGAAAACGCAGAGTGCGTAGTAGCTCAGGGCCAATAAGGTATTCATCACACCAAGCCCCAAGATTGAGCCATACCGGTTCACGACTGCCCAGCTCTGCGCCTTCCAGAATAGTATCGTTGTTAAGAAATTGAGCATAGGTCTTGAAGATGATGTGGCTCTTAGTCCCCGGCAGAATTAGACTACTCTTAGAGAACCCGTTCTTCCGCGTGTAGCTAATGTTCTCTTCCGCACTAAGGGTTTTCTTTCTAAGCTCTTCAGGGAGAGCATCGTAAATGGCGCATTGTTGCTGGCGAATAGACACGTCTGCGTTCTGCGCGAAGCACATAATCACACTACCGGGATTGTCCATTGCAGCCTTTACTACGGCTGTCGCTGCCCACGTTGTCTTGGACGATCTATTGCCGCCGCTCACAAGTAGTTCATTAAAAGACTCTAACAAGTCCTCTGCCTTTTTCCAGTGTGGGAGCTTGAAACCATACCTGTAAGGATCGCGCACACTATTCTCAATGGCTTGATGGTAGATGTCGTAGAGACTAGCCAGAACTTCCGGCTGCATTTGCGCCATTTCCTCATTGGTTGGTGGCGCGAGAATGGCGTGTTTCCTCCACGATAAGCTCATAATATTTTTGCCTGTTTTCTAATGTTAATTCTTGCGGGCAAAACCTGTAGATTTCCTATTGTATGCAAACCGCCACGACTGAGGGGAAATATGTGGTCAACATGGTGCTGAATTCCTGTGCAAATACTAAGCCTTGTTGCCATTTTATAGACCTCCCTTATCATAAGTCTTTCCTTCTTGGGAAGTGAGCCTACTTTAATTTTTGCCTTATAAAGTCTATTTGCCTCTCGTATTCTTTCCTTGGAACGTCCTCGATAAATCTTGGACATCTTATTGTATTTATCTTTGTTTGCGTTTCTTCGCGCAATGTCGTTTGCAGCCTTCCTTGCTCTGTTTTTTTTATAATAATCTGGATAATAGGCTTTTTGCCAGAGTTCATATGCTTTTTTAACCGCCAAATATTTTATTGGCGACAGCCATCTTTCCCCGTTTTTACATGAAGAGTTATAACCCCAGAACACCATACCATCCTCGCGTTTGGTTCCTTTTTTAATCTTTGATGTCATTTGTAATTTGTTTCCTCCAAATCATATGCTAATGGCCTCCTTCTGAAGCGCGGCCCTAGCATCCGCTATAGCCTTCATAGCATCCTCCAAGCTAGGCTTCCCGGCCTTGTGTTCTACCACCACCTTGTTCTCCCCTAGAGCCTGCATACCCTTATCTACGGCTATCCCATAGGAAAGAACCAAGTCCCGAATGTTCACCTTAGCCAAAGCATCTGGGTTGTTCGCCAGCATCTCTAGCTTTTGTTTAGCCAACAACCTAAGCCCCTCTGCCATCTCAAACCCATCAGCCGCCAACTGCTTCCGTCTCACCTCAATGGCCGTCTCATGCCGCGCCTTCACCTTACTAATCTGATTGAACGAGAATCCCGTAGCCTCAGCAATTTCTTCCCACGTATTCCCCTCCGCTAGTTGCTCCAAGCACAGCATAGCCCTCGTCGGCTCCCGCGCCTCTAGGGTACGACAATCACTGTCCACTAGGGAGGACAATAGAACGGGGCTGATGTTCTCTAGGCTCATACTTTAGACAAATAGATCATAATCGACTTATACTTGAAACAATCCAGACATAGAATGCCAAACAAAAACAATGAAAAAAAGTCTTTAAGCATTATCCTTCGCTTGCGTATGGATTGTACTGAGCCCCCAAAATTTCTGTCAAGACATTTGTTCAACTATGTTTCCCTGTCTTCTTCAACTATGTTCTACGTTCTCCTTTTAGGAAGGACCATTTGGAATATTCCCTCCTTTCATGAGGGACCATTTGGAATATTTTTTTATGGGGGCGTTCTGACCCATT